AAATGGGTCATCAAGATTGGGAGCATTACCCAACGGGAAACATTCGTCAATTAGTTTATCGTAATGGAGCGTGGAGAGAGGAATACCAAACTATTGAATTTACAAAAGAGTGGATTGAATATTGCGAAACTCAAAGCACGTGGAGTTATTCAGCACCATTAACGCAGGAGCAACGTAAATTCATATACGATGGACAACCACACCCTCAAAGAGTGTTAGAGGGCATTACACGTAAGAAAATGAACTACGGAAAAATCAGTATTTTGTTCGGAGTTTGTGATTATCATTATGATTGGACGTTTTAATGAGATACGCAGTAATTTATATCATGTCAGCAGTAATGGAAATCGGTAGCACATTTTACATAAGATTTGTAAGCGACAGAAATTCCGTTGGCATGATATTTTTCGCATTTATAGGTCCATTTCTTGGCTTACCATTCGTTGGTTACATAGTAGATACCAAAACATGGTCAGAACGAGTTAAGATGGCATTTTATTCCGCATTTGGATATGTAACAGGAACGAGTATAGTAATTTATTTAATTGATAAAAAATGAAACAGACAGCAGTAGAATGGTTAGAGGACGAAATAAGATGGTATATATCAAATGATGAGAGATTGTATGATATGTTTAAAAAAGCCAAAGAAATGGAGAAAGAGCAAATAATGAATGCCTTTGAAGCAGCAGAAAAAGATTGTGGCAAAGATTTTTTACATGGAGATTTATATTACAACGAAACCTTTAAATCAGAATAGAATGAAAGCAACGAGCCAAGCAAAACGTGAAACATACGTTAAGCAAATTGAGAGTGGAAATCTTAACACCCAAACGTCAAGAGTGTTACACTACATAAGATACAACCCCTTATGCGATACCGATGAGTTAAGGACAAAACTCGAAATGCCACACCAAAGTTTAACGGCAATAGTGTCAAACCTACTAGATATTGGAGTAATTGCCATCGTAGGAGAAATTGGAAAGAGAAATCAAGTATATTCTGTTTACCGATATATCCATGAGCCACACTTACAAAGAATGGCAGAAAAAGAGAGACAGGAACAAAAGTTTAAATTGTGGATAAAACAGGGAATAAACATGTACGGAGAGTTAATGACTGAATCATTAATTGAATGTCTTAAAACGCAGGAAATGGTACAACATGACGATTTTAAACAGGGAGAGTTTGCATTTTAGTTTTAATTGTTAGATGAGAGAGGTGGTCAGAGTAATTTTGACCATCTTTTTTTTATTGTATATTTGTCAAAAAAAGGACAAGAATGACACCCATAAAAAGAGACAAGGTTAAAGTTGACTTTCTCGAAGCATACGACCAAAGTGCATGTAACGTCAGTATTGCATGTAAGAAAGTGGGAATCAGTCGCAACACTTTTTACCAATGGAAAAAAGATGATATTCAGTTCGCAGAGGAATGCAAAGAAAAAGAGGAATCATTGTTGGACTTCGCAGAGACAATGTTATACAAAGCCATAAAAGAGGGCAAGACCGCAGAATTAATATTTTTCTTAAAGACCAAAGGACAAAGTCGTGGATATGTAGAGAAACAGGCTTATTCGATAACACAGGACGAACCCGATTTAAGTGGTTTGTCAACGGAACAACTCGTACAACTAATATCCGATTATGAATCTAAACAAAGCGGCATATAACTTATTCAAAAGGGAAGTTGCAAAAAGAGACTTTTGGCAGTTTTGTTTATACTACGATGAGAAATTCTTTACAGATAGAGCGTTTCTCAAAGAGATAGCAATTGCCTTTCAAAAGATTGAAATGGGCGAAATGAAATCACTATCAGTTTCAATGCCGCCAAGAGCAGGTAAGTCCTATATCACTTCATTATTTTGTGCATGGACGTTAGGGAGAAACCCAACTGAATCAGTAATGAGAAACACTTGTACGGCAACACTATACGCCAAGTTCAGTTATGACGTGAGAGCGATAGTTCGTTCAGAGAAGTTTATGGAAGTATTCAGAAACGTAAGGATAAGTGAGGACAAAGGGAACTTAATGGGGTGGAACACTACGCAGAGTAAACAAGTAGGATATTTTGGAGCAGGAGTGGGTGGAACTATTATCGGTTTCGGAGCGTCCAAGTTGGCAATCACAGATGACCTTTATAGCGGTTTAGAGAGTGCTTTGTCAGAGACCTTAAACGAAAAGATTATCATGTGGAAAGAGGGTACACACGATAGCCGTTTTGAAAGTGGATGTGCAAGGATTGACATAGGTACACGATGGTCGATTAATGACATGATTGGTAGGAATATAGGGAACGGAATATACGAGCAGAGTATTGTTGTAGCCGCATTAACAGAGGACGACAAATCATTTTGTGAATCGGTAATGACCACAGATGAGTACCTAGAAAAAAGGAAACGCACAGAGGAATCAATATGGTTAGCAGAATACCAACAAACCCCTGTGGATATTAAAGGTCGTCTATTCAATGATTTGAGATACACAGATTTATTGCCCGATGAGTTCGATGGATATATTGGATATGTGGACGTAGCAGACATGGGTAAAGACTATACGGCTTGTGCTATTCTAGGAAAAAGTGGAAACGAAATGTATGTGGTTGACTACATTTATAACAGAGAGAATACCGATACCACCATACCGCTTGTGGCTAACCTACTGAATAAATATAACGTATCTTATTGCAGAGTTGAGAGTAACAATATGGGAGCGATGTTTGCACGATACCTACAAAAAGAAACACCATCAACTAGAATCTTACAAGTTGCCAACACTAGCAACAAAATGACTAGAATCTTAATGCAGAGCGTATTCATAATGCAGCGAATGATATTTTACAGGAATGAAACCAAAGACTGTGAGCAGTTTATAGCCGCAGTATTGAGTTATTCAAAAGAGGGTGGAAATAAGAATGACGACGCACCCGATTGTTTGGCAGGACTTTCGATATTCGCTCAATCAATGTTCAGAGATATTGTTTAAAAACTAATCAAAGAAATGATTAGAATTTAATCGAATTTGCATGTAATAAATTAATCAATATCTTTGTCAAAAAAAATTTATGGCATTTGAATTTCTAGGTGGCTTTTTTGACGCTTTTAGCAACAGAGGGAGATATAGCGACATGATGAAAAACATATTGCCCCCCTCGTATCAAATATGGGGTAAGCAGGAAGCAGTTTGGATTGACACAGGGGACGCATGGAGATTGTACGTTGACATTCCCGAACTACGAGCCGTAATCAATAAAAGAGCCACAATGATGTCTAGTAATGAGCCAAAGTTGTTTGATAAAAAGGGAGAACAAATTGAGAATCATTGGTTACTAGATTTAATTCAGACACCTAACGCCACACAAAGTTGGTCGGACGTAGTTTATTCCTTATCAGTTCAAGACGCACTATACTCGAATGTTGTAGCATACGCACCACAAAGAAGTTTCAATATACGAAACATGATTGTTCCTTTACCTGCCAACAAAGTTGAAATCAAATTGTCGGGTAAGAAGTTGAAACAGATGGACAAAGAAAATCTAATTGATGGGTTTGTGTTCACTTACGATGATGGAACAAAGGAGCGAATTGAATGGCAGGACGCAGTTTATTTGACAACTGCCGACGGAATGAATCTTGTAAAAACAATTTCGAGAATTGAAAGTTTAAAATATCCTTTGTCCAATATCCAAGCACAATACAAAAAACGAAATGTATTGTTGGAAAATCTAGGGGCAATTGGAATCTTATCAGCACAACAGAATGACATGGGCGGGGCAATACCAATGACACCCGAAGAAAGAACAAAGATACAACGTGATTGGTACGGACGTCAAAAAGATGAATTGATAATAACAGAGAGTAGTGTAAGTTGGCAACCGATGAGTTATCCAACAAGGGACTTAATGTTATTCGAGGAATTGAACGCAGACAAACTCGCAATAATAGACGCATACGGATTGTCAAGTAATTTATTCAGTTCAGACAAAGGAGCGACATTTACAAACGTCAGAGATAGTATAAGAATGGTTTACACAGATACCATAATACCCGAAACTCAACAAATGTATAATTCGTTAATCAGTCAGTTTGGACTAGACAAAGAGGGTTACTACCTTGAAGCATGTTTTGACCATTTGCCTGTATTACAAACAGACCACAAAGAAAAAGCAGAGGTAACGCGAACTAACGCAGAGACGTTGAGAATCTTAACCGAACAGGGTATAACCTTAACCGATGAGCAGAGAGAAAATTTGTTGAATTTAGAAAAATAATATATGCCATTAAGACTACCAACACCTAGAGAAAATGAGCCATATCGCAGGTTCATGTTTCGATGTGAAGAAGATGAAAACATGATTGATACGTACGATGATGATGATGTAAGAATCAGACGTGAATGTCAATTAATTTGGGATAATAAAGAAGCAAATATGGAGCAAACAGAAAGCAAAGAAGAAGCGACTAGTTCAAGATACCTTGTAAAAGGGAACACAGAAATAAAAGACCTAGACGCAAGTAAAAGAGAGGTTGCAATATACCTATCGAAGTTTAATAACATTGATAGCGACAACGACATGATTGTAAAGG